TGGGAACCCATCCGCCGAAAGGCGGTATAAGTGGCCCCACCTGAAGTGCCCCTGCCCCCCCACCCCCCGGTGGGGTTAATTCTCCATTGGGCGGCTCTCCTTCGCCGTAGAAGAAGGTATTCCAATTCCCACCCGTCGCGGGCTAATGCGCGGGAAAACACTGCATGTCGTTATTATGGCACAACCTGAAGATTTTGGCTATGAAGCCTCGAGGAAGATCGCGTCTGGCGTTCCAGTCATGAAGAAAGTGTTCCCTAAGCCTCTGATCGTAGAGGACTTTGGGGAGTTCGTTGACCCTGATCTCAGTTCCCAAAAGCCCGTTGTTGCCCGGCGCCCTCAGACGCCACAAGAAGAGGAAGACAGCCCTGAGGCTGTCTTGCGACGTGAAAAAGCCCGGAAGACTGGCCCAGTGCCCTTGATCGACAAGCGCCCACTTCGAGTCGACCAGTCTGAAGACTTCGCCCTCGCTGACTACTTGTTGGCGGAGGGTTATGAAGGAGTAGACGGGCTTGCAGCTCTAGTCCAAGCCAAGCGAGAGAATGCTGTCAAGGCAGCTCTCTTGCACGCCGAAGCCTCCGGGGGCGCGGTCCCGCTCGTCGGGGTTCCCACCCTCGGAAAGATGCCCCAAAAGATGTCCGCCGATCTACTCGCGGCCATGTTGGGCTCTGCACAGCTCCGTGCGAGAGGTCTCACACCTGTGAAGACCATGGCGAGGCATCCACTCGATAAACGCGCTGGAAAGAAGGGCGCGGATTTGATGTCCTACCACATGACCTACACTGAGGTTCCTTACGATGCCGACATGTGGTCCATAATGGGCTCCCTTTGCAAGGAGTTCAAGCTGGAGGACATCAACCGCGTTCGCGGCATCCTGCGGAAAGTTTGCGAGTGGCGGTTAACCAATGCTCCTATGGGTGGCTTGGTCAACCGTTTCGTTGAGGGGATACGTAAGGCACGTCCTGAGAGGGACCTTATGCCTTATCTTCCTGTGCTCCTCAAGCACTACCCCGTACGAACAAATTTCCTACGTGACTTCGTAGGGAAAGGAGTCACTGATATGACCTACGTCAGAGTCAACCCTCACGCCAATTATGGCGTCCCGTTCTTTGAGCCACTCAAGGAACCGGGCAAGCATGACCACACTCCGCAGATGCTCGATCTCTCTCGCCAGATTCTTGTGGCCATTAGTACCGGGAAGTTCAATGAGTGGGTTGCCAAAAACCCCCAGCTTATGGTCGTCGTCGTCAAAAACAAGCTCGATTCCTACTTAGTGGCGGAACTCGAGAAGAAGATTCGACCCTTCTATGTGTATCCCAAGCACTGGTCCTTTCTGTTCTCCTGCATCATGCAGGATTGGACGGCCTGGACAGAAGGCTTCTGGGAAAATCCTGACTCCTACTGCTCTCACAAGTTCTCGTGGTTGCACGGTGGGGGCTCCCGCCTCTACGCTTGGCTAGCCAAGCACCACAAGCAGCGTACTACTAGCGCTCATTCCTATTCAGATGACATCATGATCGTTGTCTCTACCGCTGACGGGAAGACGTATGTCATAATGATTGACGTCAAGATGATGGACGCCTCGCTGGCCGAAGGTGTCGGGAAGCTCGCCTATGCCTTCATTCGGAAGCTGTATGGCGCCAAACTCGACAAGACCTGGACCAACGTCCTTGGTCTCAACTGTAACATGGCCTTTGTCTGCACAGTCATCTTTGCTTACTCGCTGTTCTACCGGAAGGCCGGCGGTGTCAGTTCTGGCGTTGTCGGCACCGCTCAGTTCGACCAGGTGGCTGCCACCATCATCAACCACTTCGCCGTCGAGGCACTCACCGGTGCCGCTGATCTGGTCGATCTTCGCCTTAGACTTACGAAGTTCCGGGTCCGCGCTCAAGAGGAACTCGGCTGTGTTTTTAAGGACGAATCCATGGAGCCGGTCGAGTTTCTTCCGCGGCTCTCCGAGTACCCTGAGATTGTTCATCTCGGACATTACATGGTAGCTGTCAAGACCGACATAGGCCTTGAATACGTCGGTGTCCGCACCGAGTTCAAGGTTGCGAAGTCCTTGCTCCAGGCAAAAGGCACCTACGGTGTCTCGGGTATCGCCCGCATGCGTGCGGCCATGTCCCGATGTGTTGGCGTCACTCTCTCCGGCGGGTGGTACCACCCTGCCATGTACTGGACAGCCAAGACTTACTACGAGGCAGGCACCAAGATGAATCTGACGCCCGCCCTCGAGAACGACATGACCTTCGAGGAGTATGACCCTCACATCCGTGACGAACTCGCTTCCTGGAAGGGTAAGTCCTTTCCCTCCCGTGGCTGGTTCGTCAAACTCCACACGGTTGGACACCCGCTTGACTACCAATCCGACACTCCTGAGTCCGGCACCCCCATGTCTGAAGCTGACGCCGAGATCGGCGCTCTCATGGCGGAGGCTCCAGCACCAGTGCTCTGGGCCGATGAGGAAGTTGATCGGGACCCCGAAGTGGATTCGAAGAGGGCTGACGTAGTACAACCGATACCCCAGGAGACTGCACCCT